TCTTGGTCGCACGTTGGACATACACTGTTTTCTTCGAAGAATGCTTTGTCCTTTTTAGTCCTACGGATCTTATCTTCGAGGGTCGATTCAAGACGGCCAATCTTATCGAGGCGAGTATCGATCTTTTCTTTGTCTTCAATAGACTTGAGGTCGACCTCGACTGTCCTGAGAAGATCAGCTGCCATTTGTTCGTGCGCCACAATTTTAGCTTCAGATTCCGTAATCCGTTGGTTGATCTCATCCAATTTAGACTTAACGTCATGTTTGGCCTTGTCACGATTCTTCTCGTAGATGTGAAGCTTTTCTGAGGCAAGTTCATTATTATGCTTATTAACGGATATGGATTCTTTGTTAACATCTTGCTTATCCTTCAAAATAGTATTCATAGAAGTAAAGATTTTGATATCCAATAGCTCTTCAATAATTTCTCTACGTTGCATTGATGGTAATTGCATGAACGGGGTGAATGATGCATTACCTAGGATAACAATCTGCGTGAATGCAGTAAAGTTTACTTTAAGGATAGCTTCTTCAAGGTATGCTTGATAGTCTCTAGCTGAACCTGGTTGATTGATCAGCTTATCATCCATAAAGACTTCGAATGGACTTGAGCCATACTTCTTAATCTCACGATAGATTTTATAACGGTGAGAACCAATAGTGAACTCAACCTCAACAGCAGCACCTTTACCGTTGATGCTGTTGACCAATTGTTGTTTATTAATTTTTCGAAATGCTTTGCCGAACAAACCAAAACACAAGGCATCTAATAGCGTACTCTTACCAGAGCCGTTGTCGCCTACAATAAGTGTAGTGGGTGAACGAGTGAACTGAACTTCAGTCCAAACATTGCCGGTAGAGAGAAAGTTCTTCCACCGGACTGTCTCAAAATGAATCATAAATTACATCGTCAGTGACATATAGTAGGCTTCCAGTTTATCAAATCCACCGATACAAAGATCGTGATGGAAGATTTGAGGAACTGTTCGTGCATTCGGCACGATACCTAATAATTCTTCTTTAAACTCTGGTTGTTCATCAATTCTCTTCTCGATGAATGTGATTGCTTGGCTCTGCAAGAATGCTTTAGCCTTATCGCAATAAGGGCAATTGTTTTTACTATAGATCGTCCAGCTCATGATACCTCCATATTAAGAGCGTCATTATATAAATCAGTCATTAACTTATTCAATTTAGTATTATCCCCCCCAAACTCTAAAGAGTCAACATAGTGATGAAGAATAGTTAAAGTATCTTCTGTCTCATCCATAATGTCACTATCTTCGAGTTGGTCCATATGTTTATGCGCTTCAACAACAGATACATGAATAGGATTGACCTTATCCAACTTATCCATCATTAGATCGAACGCATAGGGATTAGTTTTTTCTTCAATGATTACTTTGACATACGTATCAGTATATTTGTCGTAATCAATATCAGTTACCTGTTCAATAGACTTGTCAACATCATTGTACTTAACTTTATGAAATAGTCTATATGGATTAGGAATAAATTCAAGCTCACGAGTATCAGTATCAAAGATATGGAAACCACGAGGGTCGTCATAATCCGACCAGGTAATTTCGTAAGGAGTTCCGAGGTATTGGATATTTTCTCGCTTAGAGCGTGTATGAAAGTGGCCGCTAAACACACTATCAAACCTGCTAAAGCTATTATAATCCATTCCATGTGCATTAGGTACGCCTTTGTACATTTCGAATCCAGCGATTTCAAAATGACCCATAACGACCTGTGCTGTAGTAGTATTTAGCATATCCATGCTTTGTTTGTAGTTTTGATTGTTAATCCAAGGCATCAGGAGGATATTTGTACCATCAAACTCCAGTTCCGTACCCTCTGTATAGATGTTGACATCGTACGTAGAAGAGCCTAGAAGTTCTTCCATACTGTTAACTTCGTTAGTATTTTTAAAGTAGACATCATGATTACCCACAATGACATGTAGTTTTGCACCGATGCGTTGTAGTTGTTCCACAAAGTTTACACGGAAGTGTTTCGCAATCTGGAAGTTAATAAACTTACGCCGTTCAACAACATCACCAAGATGGATCACGGTATCGATGTTGTTCTCCTCGAGGTGAGGAAAGAACACATTATCATAAAACTTCTTAATGTGGTCATGGAAGGCACGTGAATCGTTACGCGCGCCCCAATGAGTATCAGTGATCAAAGCTAGCTTTGCCATTAATGTACCTTTTGTTCTCTAATCTTTGTAGCCGAGATAACCTCGACATCCTCTCCTAAGTACTCTTGCTCAATAGTATACCCCACATCACGACCATATGTGATGTGTGTGATGTTAGGCACTATCTGGAAATCATATTCCTTACCATAAGTGTAGCCCTCTTCGTCTAATTTTTCAACAATTTTTTCCATACGCTCTTCTGGCGTCCAAGGGTCCTTATGTGTCATCTTAGTGTCACGCAACATAATAATCACTTGACCAGTTTTTTGAACGGCCCGTTTAAATAACTCTGTATGCCCTTCATGCCAGGGTTGGAATCTTCCAAGGAGCTGAGTAGTCGGTTTTTGTCTATCCATTTTTTCACTCTAATATTATATTCAGTCTTCACAGGTTTCTGGAACAGTTTGTTTGTATCTTCAAACCGGCCCTTCTTAATTGTATCCATCCATATCACCATATCGGGTGCGCAGATGTTTCTATGTCTAAGTGTAGGACACACAAAGTCTAATATACCCCATTGCTTATGCATATACAACGCTTGAAGTGTGCGACCTCCAGAATCAAAATCCCAGTTGTTTTCTTTCTCTCTGACCACATCTGCGTTATGATGGGGAAGATGAAAATGGTATGCCAATTCTTTTGCTAATGTAGTCTTACCTGAACCTGGGAGTCCCATGATTAAGATCTTCATTATGTCTTCTTTCCTCCAAGCACACCAGTCTTCTTCGGCTGACGTTTCTTACGTTTATTTTCCTCAAATGATTCGATGAACGTATCCATATACTCTTGTGACCATTCGCCATACTTAACTGTACTATCACCTTTTGAGGAATTATCTGAACCACTCACATCAGTTAGACCAAAGATGTTTGCATTCTCAGTTAACTTATACTTAATGTATAGATTCTTCTTCTCCTTTTCAATCCTACGTAGAAAAGCAAAATAGATAATTTGTGTGAAGTATGCGAATGGATTGTTCGACTTCTCAGGATTAAAGTTATCAATATACTGCAAACAGTTTTCAATACCATCGTTAATCATATCTTCACGAAATGTGTAATTAATGAAGTTAGGTTTATATGATAGATGAGTAGCAATCTTCATAATACAGGTGCCGATATAATTTGGTACACGAGGCCTCTTTTTATCAGCTTCTGCTGCCTCTAAAACACTTGCTCTATAATCAATCATAGCTGCAAGGAATTCTTTGTTGTTAACATAATACTTTTTAGGTTTCTTTGATCTAGCCATTAATGTACTTGTTTCTCTGTGTTAGCAGACATGACATGTTCATAGAGTTCTTCCAACTCCTGATCATCCATCTCTCTACCTCGCAGAGCCTCCTTAATAATTGCATTTGCTTCGGCATATTCCTCTTCTTCCGAACGGAACTGCTCGATCATTTGTTTTGTATCATCACCTACATCAACAATAGTAGAGATGTCTTTAGTCGCAATCCACATGTGTGTGGACTCCCTCATAGGCATCCAGTTTGTTAAACTAGTCTGAATACCATAATTACCGCGTTCTTGTACTACCTTGTATGTCCTACCCAACTTCACTTTAAGTGGATTGCTGTTCATGTCCATACCATCGAGGTCAATTTCAGCTACTACTTGTTCGCCACTAGTAAATCTTATTAGTTTTAACTGTGTCATTGAGCTTTACCTTGTATATCTTGTAGTTGAACTTCTCATCATTATAGATCTTAACACGTTCTGCGAAATGTTTCAACGTATAATTTACTCTGGCTTTCCACGTAAGATCGTCTGCAATATCAAAGAGCGTAGCTTGTTCTTTTTCTTCAATACCGGCTTCTTCGTCTCCTCCACCTTTTCTGAGACCACGTCCGATGGACTGGAGGGTTCTGACTCTACTTTTGGTTGGACTGGTAAAGATGATGTTGTGCAACCGCTTAATATTAATCCCAGTACTAAAAGTACCATAGCTGGCCACAATAATGGCATTGTTTTCTTTTTCGGTGATGGCACGAACACTTTCTCTGGTATCGGCATCTGTTCCTCCGTGTACGTAAAATACTTTACGTCCTTCTTCTACTCGTTCTGTAATCATTTGCTCTAACACTTTACCATGTTTCTCAACAAACTGAAACAACATTAATGTGTTCCCTTTTAATGATAGAGCAAGATTAGCTAAAAACTTATTGCGTTCTTCATTACGTACAATCCAATCAACTTCGTCTTGATACTTTGCATCTTTAAGTGCTTTACATGCCTCATCACCATATTTAAGTACAATGGCTTTGATATCAAAGTCTGCGAGCTGCTTACTATCTATCAATTCTTTCGTCTTGACAACTTGTTTAACTGGACCAAACAAACCTTCCAGTACTAACTTATGTGTTTGTGCGCCATCCAATGTACCTGTAAGACCAAACCTATACTTGCAAGATGTAAGGTTTGTCATAATAGTTGTCAACGACTTAGACTTAAACAAGTGAGCTTCATCGCCAATCACACAATCAAACTGATCGAAGTAACTCTTAGGCATCTTATATATTGACTGCCATGTGGATACTGTAACCTGTTCTAATGCATTCTTATCTACACCAGATGTGATACAATGCACGTCTTGGTCGAAACCATAATCCTTAAAATCTTTAGCCATCTGTTGTACAAGAGATGTTGTAGGGACAATAATTAAAACCTTACCACCTGGTTGAATCGCAAAATGTTGTGATAACATGTAGATGATTAACGATTTACCGGAAGCTGTTGGAGATAATAGAACCCCTCTACGATTACGAACAGCATAGGTAAATGCTTCTCTTTGATAATCTCTGGCTTCAAATGGAAGACCTAAATCTTTCTCAAAATCAATTGTATCTTGGAGAGACCAATTATCAGCAGCTTCAATGTTCTTATCTATCTTTAACTTGTATTCACGTTCTTGACAAAACTTAGCTATATGATTAATCAGGCCATAATACAATGTATGATTTCTATTATTGAATAGCCTAATCTTTCCATCCCAAACCTTGTTTCTCACTTGGGGCATAAATTTAGCACCAGGAACTTCAAAGGTAAAGTAATCTGATAGCTCACGCAGAAGACCATCGTCCGCAAAGACTTCCATGTAGACTTCATCTTTCTTACGGATGATTAAAACGTCCTCAATTTTTGATACTATGTCTCTCATTCAGCAAAGTTCGTCAGTTGTCTCCATTTAATCGCACTACTAATGGCAAAGCCTCTACTGTTGATAGCCTTGAGAATCTCCTCAAGTACACCTACAGTTTCTTCTAGTACAGCAATCTTGGAATTAAGTTTCATCATATCTGCATCTGCTTCCACATATTGAGGCAAATCATTCTTCAGTACAGTCTTAGGCCACGGTTCACGTCGAATGCGGTCCAGATCTTCGGTATTGTTTAGATCTCCTCTATAGTAATCGGATAGAGTGATCCATAGTTCTTTCTTTTTGATTCCTGATGCGCGCATGCGAATTCTAGTATCTGCTAGATGTTTGAGATACTTTGCATGTAAATAAGGAATGTTTAGAGCTTCTGAGTCTAGCTCAGTATCATCTAACTTACAATCCTTAGCCCATTCAGCTACTATTTCTTCAATATTCAATGTGTTCACCCTTAAGCAATGCCGGAAGATCCTTCATTATACTGCTTTTTGGGTAAAAGTTCAACTCTTCATTTAGTCTAGTAACATCTGCTTGCGTGACTTGGGCTTCACCTTGTACTTTCTTGAGAGGTACATCAACGTCACATGCTTCAATAAGTTCTTTGATAGATTGTGTATGACTTGTGCCAACTTCAATAACACCTGACACATTAGTATATGTAGGTTGTAGCAATCTCTCAATTACTTGACATACTTCGTCAACATGAATCATGTCTCTATAGTGATCCGTCTTATATTTTACTTCGCCACGTTTAATCTTACCAAGCAGTAAGTCGGCGCGGATATCGCTGCTATACACATTGTAGAAACGTAATAGCGCGGCGTCTGAGGGCGCTACTTGTTCCATCACTGCCTTGCTAGTAGCATATGGATTCAGGTACCACCACTTCGCATTAGACGAACTAGCCGCGATGATTCTACAGTTCTTTTTCTTAGCCCACTCGAATACTTTCTTGGATCCCTCTACATTGGTCTCCCAGAATGGATCTGGATTCTTCTTAGACTCATGTACACTTACTTTAGCAGCTAAGTGGATCACAGCTTTGAATACGATGTTTTTTCCAAACTGATCAAAGTCAAAGTCATTGATATCTTGACCTGTCTTTAAGTCGATACCATAATAAGCAATTTCTTGCTCTTTCAATCTCTCACATAAACGGGATCCAATGAAACCGCTAGCGCCTGTTACTAATACTGTCATAATGGGGTTGCCTTATATCTTCTCTATATCATAATATGTGTATGCAAACGTGACCTGAGCTTGCAGATAATCAACATCTGAGAATGTTGTGTCGAATGTAAGAGCTGATAAAGATATTGGTATCATGCTCTTGAAATTGACTCTCACATTTGGGTTTTGTGAGCTTGTCATAATAATTAACGATCCATCACTATATTGATCTTCAGCCGACTCTTTACCTACTGCACTACCTGGTCTGGTTGCACGCGAATTATTAACGAAGTTAGAGTATTGGGTGAATGATTCTGGAAAACCTAAACCAGACAACCAATCATATAGCTCCATATAATTCTTCATATCTTCGTCTACTCTGAAGGTAAAGTCAACAGGCTCAAAGCGTAATTTTGAGCCAGGAAGGGGAATATTTACAAATGGCGTGTCTTGAGTATACTCGCCAAGTGTAATTGATGGGATACTTGTGGATTGAATGAAGTACTCAGTAGTTGGTGTCCTATCAAGTAGGAACCTAAACCCTAATGGGGACAAGTAATTCATGTTATCTGGTTGTTTTGCACTCATGCTTTATTTATCTATCCAAGACACAAAAAAAGCCGGGACACGAGGTCCCGGCTTGATCTGCGGTGGGTAAACCCCACTCTTGTTATCTTTACATGAGGTTAGAAACGCCAACCATTCTGTAGTAGATATTTTTGTTAGCGAAAGCAATCGTTCCGTCAGCGGCTGCAGTAGCGAATGGGTTAGCAACAACACCATAACGCGTTTTAAAGCCTACTTTAGGTTGGAATGTATTCTCGCCAACTGCACGAACCATTTGGAGCGGTACATATGGGCAGTAGAACAGGCCAGCATCAAATGCGCTTGAACCTTTGTAGCCTACTGTGAAGTACTGCTTGCCAGAAGCTGAGTTGAAATACGGGTCGATGTATACTTTGATACGACCGTTCAGGACACCAGCAAAGGTGTTACCTGTATCGTCAACATTCAGGTTCGAAGACAGTGCTGGAGTGTAATCCAGAACGCCAGCCATTTGAAGGGCAGAAGCAACGTCTGAAGAAGTGATCAGGATGTTACCTTTACCGCGACGAGTAGCCTTGGCAATTTCGTTTGCTTCACGTTCGATTTGGAAAATCAGACCTTTGAAGCGCTCAACTGACCAACGACCGTTTGAGTCTGTGTCAAGATCGAATGTACCAGCAGTTGTGGTATCGTCTTGGGCACCGGCTGTAGCAGTGTAGTTGATTGTACGAACGATTTCACGGTTGATTTCTGAAAGAATTTCAGCTGACAAGATGTTAGCCAATTCTGTTTCAGCGTCCAGACCATGGATGGCTTTCAAGTCTTGAGCCAGTTCCATTGTGTACTCAGCTTTAAGCGCACGGCTTACGGCTGTTACTGAAACTTTTTCAATGCTGAATGCCATTTCTGAGAATGCATTACCGGCGCCGTCACCAAGTGCTTCACCCAGGGCTGTAGACATACCTTGTTGTACGGTATAGCCTGAACCAGAGGCACGAGCGGTTGGATCGTTACCAGCTTGCAAAGTACCAGCAGCACCATCAATTGGGCCACCGAAGTTTGCAGTGTTAGCATTTGTTGAACCTGTTGCAGAGTGTGAAGTGTTAGCTTCGTTGAACAGGGCTTCGTCACCAGACTGGCTGTTGAAGCGTGAACGCATTGCGAAGATCAGGCCGGTTGGACCTGTCATTGGCTGAACGCCGCAGATATCGTATGCGATCAGGTTTGGCATTGAACGACGAACCAGTGAAATCAATACTGGGTCGAATGTATCAATTGCGCCATCGCCAGCAGTTGAGCTAGAAGCGCCCATTGCGTTTGTTGGAGCGGCCTCACCAAGCAGGCTTGGTGCTGAGTATCCGCCATTCTGCTGACGTGATTCTCTTTCGGTGTTTTCGAGCATTGTAGCGACAACTTGACGTTTATGTGAATCTTGGATCTCGTTCAGATCTCCATGATCCAGCACAGGCTGCCACTTTTCTACAAGCTCATCAGTTACGTATGACATTAGTGTTCTCCTTAGAAGTATTTTATGTCTATTATTTATAATTAAAGCTGTTTAGAACCTTATTTCTTCTTTGTTCTTGAAATGGCGTTGATGTAGTTTGCCATTTGAGGATCCGAGAAAGTTGGTTTAGTTTCTTCGTCCAACTCTACCGGTTCCTCATCGTCAGCTGTTACGCTTGTCTCAGAGGTCTTACCGGTGAAGTAAGATTCTTTGATTGTTTCGACTTTACGTCTGTAGTCGTCTTCACTTACAAACTCAAGACCCTCTGTCAGAGACGTCAGCTTATCGGCTTCTGTATCTGTCAAAGACTCAGCGATATCGGAAACGATTACTGTAGCAACATGGCCTTGCAATTGTTTCTTCAACTCGATGTTTTCTTCAATTTGTGTGTTAAGTGAAGCTTCATACTCGTCAACCTTGGCTGCGAGTTCTTCAGCTACGTCGACTTTTTCTTCTGGAATGTCGATATAGTGTTCAGTGAACAAGCCTTTAAGGCCTTCCATGAACTCCGTAGCAATAGTAGAACGGATACCTGAATCAACAGCCAACTCATTTTCTTTCATCCAACCTTCAACAACATACTCGAGGTAGTCATCAAGTTTAGATTCCATTTGAGCGGCCATGTCTTCTTTGGCTTCCGTGATTTCTTTTTCAACATCAACAGTAACTCTTTCCAGAGTTTCGTTGATTTTTGAAACAACAGCTGCTTCAAAGATTGTAGTAGCTTTAGTAACAAACTCTTCAGACAGATCTTCACCGCTAAACATAGCTGTGACGTCTTCACTGATGTCAAGATCTTCTGCACCAACTTTTAGACCTTGGTCTGATTTAAGAGTGATGGTGTCTTGAGATTCTGTTTCTTCAGCAACTTCTTCTTCTGAAAGAGCTGCGGCCAGTTTACCAAACTTGGCTTCAAGATCTGCAGTACTCATGTCTTGCATTTCTTTAACCATAGCATTGACCATACCGGCTTTTGTTTTAGGGGTTTTCACTGTAGCTTTTGCTTCAGGGGCGGCACCACTATCACCAGGCGTTGCAGTATTAGATGAGCCTTGGTCAGCCTGTGGCTCACCTTGGTCTTTGTCACCTTTACGCTTCTTTGCCTTAGCACTAGTTGGTTCCGGAACTTCGGAAGGATCACCCATGCTTGCTTTAAATTCGTCAAGCTGGGAGTCAACTACTTCTTCAGTTTCAACTTCGTAGTTTTCTTCAGACATTTTAGGGACTCCTTGATAGTCTTATTATCTGTAGTATTATTTATAAAAATACAACTTTATAGCTTTGAAACAAAGTTTTCAAATACATTGAGCTTAACTTGTTCCAATTCGGCAGACGTTGCCTCTTTAATTTGGGTATAATGGGCAGCTGCATCAACTTCTTTGAATAAACCGTTATCCCATACCCATTCTTTGCCTTCCATAATTCCGTCAACATAAGCATCGGGAGCTGATGGATCAGCAACAATATCCGCCGCAGTGGCAAGATGGAAGTCCGATTGGACCATTTGAGTACCGTCTTGGGATGGCTTCAAAGAACCCATACCACGTGACGACACACCTAACTGAGCACCACCCTGCATGAGATTTTTGACAATCTCACCCATAGGGGTGTCCAGAATCTTTGCTTTACCCATAAAGTTTTGTCCGTCTTGCTTCAACTCTGTAATCATGTGCGAGACACGATCCAAGTTGATAGTTGGACCTGATGGGTGTCCGAGCTCACCGAGAGCTCTATTTTTCTGAACGTAGTTCTCATTGTATTTTTTGACTTCGTTTGCGAGAGTCTCTACAGGATACATACGTCCGTTTCTGTTCTTAATGCCGCCTTGCATAAACACACCTTCGATGTACAGTTCTTTCTTGCCTGTAGCTTCGTCGATGATTTGCTCGCTCATAAAGATTTCTTCGGTAAGTTCGGTAATTAGTTTCATTTTTAGCCCCTTGATACGTTAGTAGCTTTCACATCAGAAGATGAAGCAAGCGTATCTGTTGGTTGTTTTCTTATAATTATTGAGGCACCCGCTTCTAGTACGATTGTACCAGCGTCACCGCCACCATTTTGAGGACCCACTGTGTTAGCCACAGTAATTGTTTGTTCTGCAGAATTTGTATTTACAACATATGCATACGATGCTTTGTATACATTAGTGGCTGTACCAATAGCTACTGTATTAGCTTTTACTTTAACAACTGCAGTCATTGTTTATGCCCCTGGCTGAACTGGCTTCATATCACCTTGACGTTTATCGCCGCGGCGTGAAGGAGTTTGTGTGTCTTGAGCTTTCTTCATGAATGAAGCAAAGTCAATCTTCTTACCAGGCTCTGAAGCTGGGTGAGTCTCTTTACTTGTATCTTGTTTACCTTTTGATGTAAACTGATCATCTGAAGCTACAGGGTGTTGGGTTTTAGCTGTAACGTGAGCATCTACAAAATCTTGCTCGCCCTTAGAACGAGCTTTAAGAGTTGTGGCTTCTTTATCGTCATCAGCTGGAGCAACGAAGTCAGCTGCTGGCTGACCGCTCTCTAGAATATCTTTAAAGCTCTTCATCAGAATCCTCTTCTGTTTCTACTTCTTGGTCTTCGTATTCAGTGTCATCACCGATAGTTTCATCAGCTACGTCACCGATAGTTTCATCACCAAACATTGAAGATGCAACATCCAACTTCTTAATAGCTACAGCATCTGCAACCTTAGTATAGAGCATTGTGTCAATAGCATTCTTAAAATTTGTAGCATCACCCTGCATGGCATAATCTACTGCCTGACGGGCTGGGGATACTTCAATTTGATTTTCATCGTCCATTTTAAAATCTCCTTATGGTATTATTTATAACAATTAATCATTAGGATGGAAATATCTTTGTACCTGCAGCGTTATAAACTTCCAAAACATTATTAAGATCCGAATAATTTCCAGAAGTTGCAACAGTAGCCAGGTCTCCTGGCTGTGTGGCGCTATCAGCTAAACTACCTTGAGCAGCAGTAGCATAATCCGAAGATGCTGTTGTTGCAGCAGTTCCAAGACCTAAAGTTGTTCTAGCTGCACCTGCGTTAGCATCATCTACTAGTGAGAAGCCAAATGTACTCAATGAAGACGTGTTTACTTTTGATGCAATAGCAGAATTTGTGTTTGCTAGTGCGGCTTTAGTTTGGACATCGCCAGTTGTATAAGATGAGGCTGGTAATGCATTATCCGCTTTTGTACCTTGTGCCGCTGTAGCAAAAGCTGATGCATGATTACCATCTAATAGGTCTGCATCCAAACCACTTGCCACTCCATCAACTGTCTTAATAGCAGTGAGGATTTCAGCCGCAGTTTGATCAGCAGTTGCGCCTGTTTCAATGCCATTTAATTTTGTATGGTCCGCATCAGTAAAATCATTTGTAGTGAGACCACCATCACCTACTGAATATTCAGTATTGGTATCAGTTGGGGTGGCCCAAGTAAATGTTCCATCACCATCAGAGCGTAAGAATTGTGATGTTGTGCCGTTACCTGTTACTTTAAGATTATCAGCATCAATGACGTTGGAAGCCACAGTCAATGATGTTGCACCAGTTACTTCACCAGTATGTGTAGCATTGTCAGATGAACTTGTACCTGCACCAATAAGTGATCTTACTTCTGCGCCAGTAATACCAGCTGCTAGACTTGGTGTTGACCCGTCACTTGTGATAGCTGGATCAGCTGTGTTTGTAGCAGACGCTTCAATGCCATTTAATTTTGTATGGTCCGCATCAGTGAAAACATTACTGTCCGATGCGCTTTCAACCAATGTTCTGATTTCCGCAGCGGTTTGGTCGGCAGTTGCGCCTGGTTCAATACCATCGAGTTTAGTACCATCGGTTGCAACATCACGACCATCAAAAGTGCTATTAGTTGTTATAGCACCTGTCATCGCCCCACCAGTTTTTGGTAGTGCAGCATCCGCTTTTGTACCTTGTGCCGCTGTAGCAAAAGCTGATGCATGATTACCATCAAGCAAGTCAGCATCTAGACCTGAGCTAGAGCCATCAACAGTTTTGATAGCGGTTAAAATTTCACTTGCTGTTTGGTCAGCAGTAGCACCAGTCTCAATTCCAGATAGCTTTGTATTCAATGCTGTTGTAAAGTTTTTCTGGGTCAGCCCGCCATCACCGACAGAGTATGTCGTATTTGTATCTGTCGAACTGATTGTTCCGTCAGCACCGATAGTAACATTTGTTCCAGCTGTAAGGGCAGCAACTACATTAGTGGTATCTGTGACATCTGCGCCAGTCTCAATTCCAGATAGTTTTGACTGCTCTGCATCGGTAAATGCGTTTGTGTCTGCATTGCTTTCATAAGCTGTTTTAATTTCAGCCGCAGTCTGATCAGCAGTAGCACCAGTCTCAATTCCAGATAACTTAGTGATTTCTGCGGCAGTTGTAAACTTATTAGTCGTAGATGTATCGTCTATATCATCAGCATCAAGTGTTACAACACCGTTTTTACCAGCAACAGAAGTTACGAGGTTTGTGTCATCAAGAAGGTCAGAAAGATCTAATGTGAATGTGGTAGCATCATCTCTTGTGAATGTGACAACACCCGATACAGAGTTTAATGTTCCGCTTGCAATAGCTCGTGAATCCTCGTCGAGATATGCGCTCAAATCGATATTAGTTGTTGTGCCATTTTCATCAGTGTAATCAAGCGAATTACTATTCAATGCAATACTTGTAACTGTTTCAGATTGTAAAGCAGAATCAGCTAAAGCACCTTGAGCTGCTGTCGCGAAATCACCTGTAGCGCTAGTTGCTGCTGTACCAAGACCTAATGTGCTTCTTGCTGTGCTTGCATTTGCATCATCAATTAATGATTTACCGAAAGTACTTGCAGCTGAATCGTCTAACTTAGTAGCAATAAATGCATTGGTATTTGCAAGATTAGAATTTATGTAAGAGTTTGTATTAGCAAGAGCAGCTTTCGTCTGTACATCGCCTGTAGTATATGATGAAGCTGGTAATGCATCATCTGCTTTTGTACCTTGAGCAGCAGTAGCATAATCACTTGAAGCAGTAGTTGCTGCTGTTCCTAATCCTAATGTTGTTCTGGCTACTCCTGCGTTAGCATCATCTATCAATGACTTACCAAACGTACTTGCTGCGGAATCATTTAACTTAGTAGCAATAAATGCATTAGTATTAGCAAGGTTAGCGTTACGAGTGCTATCCACAGATGCAATATATGCATTGGTATTGGCAAGAGCAGCTTTCGTCTGTACATCAGCAGTTGTATAAGATGAGGCTGGTAATGCATTATCAGCTTTTGTACCTTGAGCAGCCGTAGCATAATCTGAGGATGCTGTGGTGGCTGCAGTCCCAAGACCTAATGTACTTCTAGCTGTGCTCGCATTAGCATCATCGATAAGTGATTTACCAAATGTACTTGCAGCAGAGTCATTCAATTTAGTAGCGATAAATGCATTTGTATTGGCCAGAGCAGCTTTCGTCTGTACATCACCTATAGTATAGCTAGATGAGTCAAGTTTACTAGCTATCTGAGCATTTGTATTTGCAAGATTAGCATTACGAGTATTATCTACTGAAGCAATATAAGCATTTGTATTTGCAAGTGCCGCTTTTGTTTGGACATCTGCAGTAGTGTATGAGCTTGAATCCAACTTAGTAGCAATGTAAGTATTAGTATTGGCTAAGTTATTATTTCGTGCTGCATCTACAGATGTAATATAAGCGTTAGTATTGGCTAGCGCCGCTTTGTCTTGTACGTCAGCTGTTGTATAACTAGATGAATCCAACTTAGTAGCAATAGCGGCATTAGTATTAGCAAGTGCAGCTTTTGTTTGGACATCACCAGTAGTATAGCTAGATGAGTCTAACTTAGTAGCAATAGCGGCATTAGTATTAGCAAGTGCAGCTTTTGTTTGGACATCAGCTGTTGTATATGAGGATGAATCTAATTTGGTTGCAATAAATGCGTTTGTGTTACCAAGAGCCGCTTTTGTTTGGACATCAGCTGTTGTATATGATGACGAATTTAATTTGGTTGCTATTTGAGCATTGGTATTTGCAAGGTTAGCATTACGAGTAGTGTCTACTGATGCAATGTAAGCATTGGTATTTGCAAGATTGGTATCTACTGTACTCAATGAGACAGCATTTCCACTAAAGGCTGTAGCACTTGCAGTGATGTCACCAGTAAGAGTTACAGTAGCTGTCTTGCCAAGTTTTTGACCAATGTTGGTTGTTACAGTAGTAGCGAAGTTTGGATTGTCGCCCAACGCCGAAGCTAATTCATTAAGTGTATTTAATGACTCAGGAGCAGCATTAATAATATTGGTAATCTCTGTGTCAATTCTTGTATTGACGGTTCCAATATAAGCATTTGTATTTGCTAAGTTATTATTACGTGCTGTATCTACCGATGCAATGTAAGCATTTGTATTAGCGAGAGCTGCTTTGGTTTGTACATCCCCTGTCGTGTATGAAGATGAAGCTAGTTTAGTTGCTATTGCAGCATTGGTGTTAGCCAGAGCTGCTTTGTCTTGGACATCACCAGTGGTATAGGATGAAGATGCTAACTTAGTAGCAATAGCTGCATTGGTGTTAGCTAATGCGGCTTTAGTTTGGACATCGGCAGTTGTATATGAGCTTGAATCTAATTTAGATGCAATGGCAGAGTTGGTGTTGGCCAAAGCTGCCAAGGATTGTACATTAGCTACCTCAGCATAGATTGCTGCGTTTGCAACTTGGAGTCTATCATTAACTAACGTATTGACATTAGCAACTTGCATTCTATCGTCAACAAGTATACGGATAGCTGTATTGGTAGCTACGATACCTGCTCTAGCTACACCGTCAGCTGATGAGCCACCAGATAAAGTATTGATTCTTGCATTGGTATTAGCAAGGTCGGCATTTCTTTGATTATCTACTGAGGTGATAAATGCATTTGTGTTAGCGAGTGCTGCTTTGTCCTGTACATCTCCAGTGGTATAGGATGAAGACGCAAGTTTAGTTGCAATAGAAGCATTGGTATTAGCCAGAGCTGCCTTATCCTGAATAGCACTAGTAGCTACTAATGTGTTTACGTTAGCAACTTGCATGCGGTCAGATACGAGTGTTCGGATGGCTGTGTTAGTAGCAACTATGCCTGCTCTTGCTAATCCATCTGTACCTGTACCACCAGACAGAGCAGAAATTCTTGCGTTTGTATTAGCAAGATCCAAACCTCTTTGATTATCTACTGTGGTAATAAATGCATTTGTATTAGCTAAAGCAGCAAGTGATTGTACGTTTGCTACTTCGGCAAACTTATTTGTACCTACTACTACTCTTGCATCTACTTGAGATTCATTGAGACCTGATCCACTACCACCATTTCCGCGAGCAATGGCTTCACTAGCAATTGTTGAACCTGCCGGCAAATTAATTGCACCGTTAGCATGTGCTGTAATAATAGCATCTCCAAGTTCAATTGATGAACCTGAAAGATAAAGGTCACGCCATCTCTTTTCTGATGTACCAAGGTCATATGTTACGTTTGCACTAGGAACAATATGTGATGAAATGTTTGTTAAGTTTGCAACTTCAAGATAGATACCTGCGTTAGCAACTTCTAAGTATACTGCAGCGTTTGCAACTTCCAGATACTGGTCTGTACTTCCACCATCACCTGAAATAGTAGCACCTACAAATTTACCTGTAGCTGCATTATATTTTAAATATCTGTTATTCTGTTTGACGGAGTCTCTATCGACATCATCGAGAAACTCTAAACGTACTTCACCGCCACCCGATGAACCACCACCCATAGTAGCAGCACGACGAATGTCAGCTTTAAACTTTTCAATGTCTTTAATTAATGGATCAATACTTGGTGTTTGTCCATCTTGACCTTTGGCACCTACTGGACCTTCTGGACCAGGATTGCCTTTCTCACCACGAAGACCTGGAACACCTGGTTCCCCGCGGTCACCTTTTTCACCACGTTCGCCCTTGTCACCTTTAACACCTTCAGGACCCTGTTCACCTTGAACACCCTGAATACCTTGTTCGCCTTGCTCACCTTGAGGACCTTGTTCACCAGTAGCACCAATTGCACCCTGTGGACCTTGAGGACCCATCTCGCCTTGTTCGCCAAGTAAGCCTCGTGGACCAATTGGACCAGACGAACCTTTAGGACCTGTAAAGCCACGTGGTCCTTGCGAACCTGTTTCACCTTTTTCACCCTCTTGACCTCGAGGACCACCTGCAGGACCCTGAGGACCTTGTAGACCTGGAGTACCTGGATCACCCTTTGGACCCCTGTCGCCATCTCTGCCATCACGGCCGGGAACACCCATCGGTCCTTGTTCACCAATAGGGCCACGATCACCCTGAGGGCCAGGTGTTGAATCCAAATGATGAACGCTTTCAGATACGTTCTTCTGAACTGCTTTCTCTACGTGCTTTAGAAGTGCTGCTAAAAACTTAGCCTTTTCAACCTCATTCATCCTGGTCCTCTTCGATTGTGTTCATGAATTTTGTCATTTGTTCAACCAGTCGCTTTTCATCTTCTGTGGGCTCGCTTGGAGGGATGAACGGTTCGATGTTAGTGTACGATTCTTGTTGCGGCTCCTCACCACCATCATCATCTTCATACTCACCTGCAGCTTCTTCAGCTGAAATCTCTTTGTCAATACGTTCGACATCTTTCTCTGTCTGTCTGAGAACTTCTTCCCTAACATACTTCTGACTGAAATACTTACCAACATATTGATCCAGATCATTAAGAAGGGTCATACGCTCCCTCATTAACTCACCAGCTTTCATTTCTGCATAATGATTATCTTCTGAATAATGGAAGAAGATATCTTTCTTCATTGAAAGCCACTCTTCTCTAGTAGTAATACCTTTAAGAAGCAGTTGTGTTTCAAGTAGTTTATAGAACATTTCATTGAATCGTGAACGAAGACGATTAATAAACTTTTTAAACTTGATCTCATCACGAGTAATCTCAGAAGCACGACCCAAGTTGAATTGGTTTTCAGCTTCCATTCTTGAGATAGGAACATTGAGTGACTTATAGAGTTTTTTGCGGAAGTAATCAACATCTTCCATCTCACCAAGATTTTGGCCACCTGGAAGTGTAGAAATTTCTGTACCACGACCACCTTCGCGACGAGGAAGCCAAAAGTCTTCCATCATTGTCATGTGTTTGCGATCATCTCTGACTTCACCAGTGGATGCATCATATACCAACTTATTCTTATGCTTAACCATCATATCACGAAGATACTGCTCAGCTTTCTGTTTAGGAAGGTTACCTACATCAATGTAGAAGATACGGCGCTCTGGTGCTCTTGATAGACGATAGATTACCACTGCATCTTCTAGCATACGTAACTGATTAAGTGGCTTGATAGCTTTGTGTAGATAACCTAACACATGCTTATTGTCCTTTGAGTAACTACCCGAATGACAATATACAACTGCATCAGATGAAATCTTCAAGCCTTGAGTCTGACCATTCTTCAATCCCTTAGGAGCATAGAGGTAGTACTCATTGAAACCTTTTGGCAATGTGACTTGTCTTCCGTCAACTGCCTGAGCTTCTGCTTTAGACTTCTTTCTTTCTCTAACTTTTTTGATCTTGCGTGGATCAATGTAACGAAGTTCCTTAATACCATCTCTAGGATTCTTCTCATCAATCATCATGTGATAGTATTGACGTCCATCAACATACCATCTTCTGAAGATTTCATAACCTTTATTTTGGAAGTCAACGAGCTTGAGGATATTATCAAACTCTGCTCTAATTGTCTTCTTAATTCCTGCGCTGTAGTTAATTGCATCTACGTCAATAGCAACTGGTGACGTATCACCTTCAATAATAATTGCTTCATTGACAATATCGTCTACAGCTTGGTCACATTCAGCTTGAAGGACCATATCCCGGTAACGTGTTACAAGTTCACCTTCTGTCTTTGCAGCGCCTTCCATGTCCACGTAAGTACCATAGGCACCGCCAGGAGCTAGCTCAATTGCACCATCCATATTTTCAGGTGGCGCGAAAGACTTGATGTCGGGATTTATTTCATTTGGTTTTTCCGGAGTTCCAAATTTGAACCCGAACAAGTTATATTCTGCCATTTTATACCTCAGTTAAGGGGGCTGCATATCTTATTTATGCAACCCCCCATCACTATTTCACTTATTAACCAGCGACTGTATTAGTCGTGTCACCACCGCCTGTGGCTACTTTCCAGTAGTCATAAGCAAAGTTAACCTGGAATTCTTGGATTGCATCCTGATCCCAACTGACCTCCATAAGAGATACGTTGGTTGGATAGATTCCGACAAATTCATATGTTCTCAGAAGATTGCCTTCCTTACCAAATTGCTTAACTGTAGCAACTTGTTTGTAAGATGTAGCACCTTCTGTAGAACCCATGCCAGGAAGTCTGGTGTTGCCTTCATGCAGATTGATTTGGTTTGACCAAGTTTCCAATGCATTTCTGATTTGGAAATCTTCATCATTCAAAATCGTTACAGTCCAGTCTGAAAAAGTACGGTTACCTGCATACTTGATCTGACGACCAAAGTATGTTTGTGTAATCGTATTAATCGTTGCGTCTGGAATCTGCGCAGCTCTAACAAGAATTGGAGCGTTTGGAACACTCGGCACTGTTGCTGGAGTCTCGATGGTTACCTCAAATAGGGAACTACGAGCGCCGCCTAATCTAAGGCCTGACTTAAAGTCGTTTACGTTGAAAGCCATTTACTTTCTCCTCTTTCCCTATTTATTAGAACTGACCTACGATTTCATTGAAGTCAACACCTGTTCTTACAGCTACAAAGTTCAACTGAATAAAGTTGATGCTTCTTGCTGGTTTGATATAGATGTCGCCAATGAATTCGTTGCGATCGATTACTTCCCCAGTGTTATTCGTGTCATCGCAGACTACACGGAAGTCCGTGATACCGCGGCGACCTTGAACGTCACGTAGGAATGGTTCTACCAAGTTACGGAACTGCTGTCTCGTGAACTCATCGTTAAATTCAAACAATGAACTTTGAGCAGCAACCGCAATTGCTTTTTCAAGAACAATGAACAATCTACGAACATTGATTCTGTCAAATGCACTTGGTCTTGCTAGAAGTGTCTTGTCACCAAACAATACTGTGCCTTGGCCTGGGAACGATACAACTGGGTTAATACCTTTTTTGTACAGTTCATCACGCTCGGCTTTGTTTGGATTGTAAGCCAACTTAACAACATTCTTAATATTGCCACGATTGAAACCAGCTGGTGAATACCATGGATCACGGTTTGTGTCCGTGCGAACCATTAGACCAGCAGTATCACCATTCAATGGAATGTAGCGATATGTGTCGTTGTATTTGTCGTATACGTACTTGTAGCCACTATCCATTGTCACATAAGATGATGATGGAAGTGAATCGCGGAATGCGATAATGTCTTCTGCTTCTGCTCCAGCAAAACTACTGTTGTTAACAACATCATCTCTTTCTGGTGAGATGCATACGATACAGTCTTTACGTACTTCTGCAATATTATTGATAAGGTGTAGAGCTACCGTTTGGCTAGACTCACCACCAAGAATAAGTGCAACATCAATATCTTCAGTTGATTTGAATTTATTGTAAGCTGTAATGTAATCACCGTCTACTGGTTCTGCACCATCGGTGCCGCCCGACAGAGAAGCGTTAACTACATCTGTACCACCAGCAAATGCTGTTGAAGCAACACTACCTGCACCAGTTTTGACTGAGGCGTGATCATTCCACCATACATATGCTGAAACTTGATTCAATACATTTTTGTAGTAGTTTGTAGCACCATCTTCTGTTTTAGCATCTGAAGCTACAGATACATTTGAAAATACCTCAAGAACACTACCTTTTGTACCTGTCCAATCGCCATCTTCATCAGCGATAACAATGTGGATCTCATCATCAGAACCACCAGCGTTAGTAGCAAATGTAGAAGTGCCTGGAGCTTGGTCGAAGTTAGGATAGAATTCCCAACGGCGTTGTACGTTATGTGCGCTTACTGCGACATCTGAAACTGTGTTACCGTTATATGTCGAAGCAAGAGTAACTGTGTTACCACTTACTGAGGCAATCTTGATTTGTTGTCTATCTGGACCAACAGTAAGCAAATCACCTGCAGTAAGAGCATTGGCGACAGTATTGGCAGTACCACCTGCAAAGGTAAGAGCTTTTGTATTAGTAGTAATGCTGTATGTAGTATTTGCCCCTACCGAGTTAATTGTTTCTTCCCAAGCAGTTGCTGATGGGCAGATTGAAACTTTGAGTGAGTTACCCAGTTGACCTGGATACTTTGCAACAGCGATGCCTTGAGCGCCCGCCGGTGTATAATTTTCTTCGTAATCGTCTTCGTTCTTAATCAATGGAGCTGTACCGCTTGCCGAAGCATTTTTAGCAGTACTGCCAATAACACGAGTTAGAAACAACTGGTTACTGTAAGCTAAGAAGTTTGAAGCTACGAAGAAGTCCGTCGCAGTGTTAGAATTTGGCGTCTGAAAATTAGCAGCCAGTGTATCTTCACTGTCAACGATGACGATTTTATCTACAGGACCCCAACGGAAGTGACCGGCGAAAGCTGCTGTAGAAGTCGATATATTTGGTACAACTGTAGTGAGATCAATCTCGCTTACGTTTACACCTGGTGAAACCTGAAATGGCATCGTTCTTCTCCTATATGAAGTGGTTATTCTTCTTGATTATTTATAAAAAAGGCAAACTTAGGAATTTTTAGTACCAACCACCTGGTTCATCTATATCATCACTCATCCAACCTGGAGTGTGACTTGGTTCGGGTGCTGGCTCATTACCATCATCATGAAAACCAAAAGGTAATAACGAAGACTCTTCCATAGCTATCTTATCTTGCTGAAGTCTAGCTCTGATATCTGTATCCGATATATCCTTAAAGTATTGTTGTTTAACAAGCCATCCAAACAAAACAAGACACATAACCAAGTCGTCATGTGAACCTTCTTCAGCTGCAAAGCTCGTACCTTTACTTATGAAACTTGCAAGTTCAGAGATTGTATCAAAGTCTTCAATTAATAACTTATCATTCTCTATAAGATCTTTCAAGTTTCTACACCCCAAAGCCTTCACTGACTTTGTGGTTCTGATACCTAATGTTACTTGGCCACCGAATCCAGTACCCAATACCATACCAGCGCGCCCACGAGAAGCAGACGTAAGAACATGCTCGTATTCAAGTTCGTTGTGTAAGATGTCAGCCACTTGGCCGCCAATGTCGTTAGTTTCAACCAAGCAATACGCATCATTATACTCCCTACATACATTCATAATTACAGTTGGAAATAGCATTGGAGCAATTGTGTTATTACTATACTTAGCAACCATCCTATATGGAATGGCTGTTGTATCCAATACTACAAATGTGTTATAGTCAATACCCACACCTCTTGAACAGTCAACAGTAACAATGTACGTCTTCCCCTTAGAAGGCTCTTCATAGATATCAAGATAATCGAACGAACGGTTAGGTGTACGGAATGCTAGTTGACGTAATTTAGTTGAAGATATGAGGGTACTAGATGAACCAATGAACTCACACTCAAACTCCTGACGGAATTGTTCTTCCGAGGTGTTACGGATCGTCTCTTCTTTCCACTTCTCATCACGGCCAGGAATCTCAGACCAATGAATATCAATTGGAATGTAATCACTATTATCATTCTCTGCATCACTCCACATCTTATAAAAGTGATTCATACCATTAGGTGTTGATACAATAATAACTTGTGATGTAGTACCAGACGAGATAGTAGGATATACAGAAGCAAAAAACTCGTCGGCAAGATGGTTACCAACAAATGCAAACTCATCCAAGAAGATAAGATTATATGAACCACCACGAATAGCAGATGAAGACGTAGAAGCCGCTACAACTCTGCAACCGTTCTCAAGTTCAATATTACCTTTGTTCCATACCAACACACCTTGCTGTAACCACTTAGGTAGATATTCATAAGCAAGTTGGATCTTACCAAGCAAGTCACGAGCTAGTGCGCCTTTGTTGGCTAGAATAGCAATGTTCTGATCTGGATGGAATAAAATCTTCCATAGAATATAGGATGTAGTTGTTGTTGACTTACCAGACTGACGTGGTAGTTTACAAATGTTAAAACGATTGTGTACGAACTGATCCAGCATCTTCTTCTGGAAGTTCCATGGCTCGAACGGAATCAAGCCCTTATCAACATTTACAATCTGAACATAATTCTCAACAAAGTATTGAATATCAGCTTGACATTTAAGATATTCAGCTAGTTGTTCTTTTGTAAACTCAACAGGTACGTTAGCTTTTTTTAGATTAGGATTTCCTAAGTAATGATCAGCTGTTTGACTCATTATCGTTTTTCTTCAACATTTTCTGTAACTCAGCAGTACTGCCAACAAATAGAGCGTTCGTCACACTATTTGGGCTCTCTTGAGTCTTACCTGTTATTCTATTCTGTTTCTCTCTCAAAGTCAACAGGTCTTTTTGTGCATCAGTCATTTGCTTCATTAATGTAGCTAATACTTCGAATGCTCTAGGATGTTCTGATGATTGCGCAATATCAATCATAGACTCAAGGGCTTTATTACCTAATTCTGAAACTTTATACAGATTTTCTCGGGCATATTGAAAATCGTTGTTGACCTCAGTCTCATTTTCTAGTACAATCGACTCTGTCGCCCCACTAAGACTATTATTAATCCCCATTGGGTCCAGTATCTCATCAGGTTCAATAGGTTCTGCATCTATAGGTAGGTTTAATGCTTCTTCTATACTTTTATCGAACTTCGTCTTTTTTCTTTTTTCAGTCATAATCTATAAACTCATTTACTCTTCAATAGTTGTAACAAAACCATAATCATTATCACTGAAGATCTCAGATTTGTCAACACTTAAATTAGCTAAATTGGTAGCTGTACCATTAGCTGTAAGGCCAGGAACAACAGCAACGTTAGCAACAGAGGTTTCTGTATTCCTAGGCAATTCATTAAAAATATTTGTGACGGCACGTTTAATGACACCTGACTTACGAACAGGTCCATAAATGTATCCTTTAGCTGTAAAGTTTAATGTCCAGATAATAGCTCTTCTGGATTCAAAGTCCCCCTCATAAACGTCTTCATAATTGACACCTTGAAGTACTAATGGAATGTCCATTTTAATATCCATCGATGGGACTAGATTAACAGTCGTTGTCCACTCTGGCGTAAAGAATGGTAAGATTTGTTCTAGAATCTGAGTTCCATCATCTGCATTCTTAACCATAATTGACATCTCAAATTGAATATCATATGGTGTTGGTGTATACTGTGAATTGACTGTATCAGAGTCATCTGTAAGTGTATACGTATTACGGATCGTGGATGCAAGTTTTCTTTCACCAGCATAATTAATATTGACTAACTCGAAACCAATCCTTGGTAGTTGGATGGCAATGTCACGATCCAAATTTGGATCCTGAGCTAATCTAGTCAAGAACTTTTGTTTAGGACCATATGCAATAGGTACAGCAAGATTCTGAACTACTTCCCCAGCCTGATTAATTCGACGTACATGTATATCGTTAAATAAGTTACCAAACATGATAACATACTTACGAAGGGATTGATGATAATACTGAAAGCCAAACATTAATATCTATCCACTTCTGAGAATGGGTTGTTTTCACTAAAGTCAATCACACTATCAGCTTCTCTATCGTAGAAAGTATTGACTGCTTGTTTGTCATTTGTCTCAATAGTATACTCTTGCATAATGGATCCACCGTCTTCAGACTTCCAAACAGTACCGTCTTCTAGTAAGAACTCATTGAACAGAATATCAGCTGACAGCTCATCTTCAACACTATCAATCTCTGTGATGCCAGTATCAAGTTTTTCAGAACTGTACTCAAACATCTCACAACGCAAGTCGTATGTTTGAAGTCTACCTGTTTGATAGAATAAGTCCTCATGTTCAACAAACTTTATCTCAAACAACTTATCCATCAGAGGCATATAAATTAGGTCACCCTCAGTTGGGCGATTGTTTGTAATATCATAACCGTCAGCTGTTGCAGCTTCAAGCTCTAATGATTCTGTCTCATGGTTACCGGTAAGATATCTACGAGAAGGAGCATTGTTGTCTCCATCCTCCATAATAATATTAAAACCAACTTCAGTTGATACTTTCTCAGTACGGATTTGGTCATAGCGTTTTCTTGCTACTGTTAGAGTCATACTATCTCTAATCTCTAAGCCAAATTTTGATAGAAAGTCACCATCCCCATCAAACCCTTCTGTATTTTTAACATACATTTCTAGATCTGCAGCGGAATCAAATTTACTTAATACGCTTTCACCAAAAAGGTCATCCTTTTCGACAATGGTACGTGGAATGTATTTAAACGTATGCCCATAGATCTTGATAGACTCGATAGCCAAGTCCTCAAGTAAGTCTTGCTCGCGAGCATAATTGAAATTGTTAAAATACTTATTGGTAGCCATGTTAACCAATCATGTCCATAAGGAGGCCACCGTAACCGGTAGTGACTTCAGTTTCTAATCTTGAAATTTCTTCTTGAGCTTCGTTATAGATTTGCTGACCATTAAATTGTAAGCCACCAGGAAGAGTCATGCCTTCAAATTTTTTGAGGTTTTCACCCCACTGACGTTTAAACAATTGGGTAGTATACTCTCTCAACCATCTGTCGCCATACACATCACTATATGTTTCAGGGTCAAGAATTCTATAGCATTCGATTACAATGTATTCACCTTCTGCAACATCATCTCTCCAATCCATATCAATATTAAGAGTGTTGCGGTGTCTATGGAATCGGATAGGTTGTTGGCCTACGAATATTTCTTGGAGTGATTCAACATGTGTCATAGCCATTCTATAGTTGATATAGCTAGCTGATGAGAAGTCAAACAGGTCGTTAAGATGTAACTGATATCTAATATTAAAGATACCACCAGTACTAAGATTATTACCAATTGGCAAAATTCTTATTACTCCAGTGACAGCTTCTGGAATAGTAATGTATTGATTTACCTTATCTTCGGCTGTAATTTGATGTTTCATGAAGATGCGTTCAGTACCATCAAAGTGATAGTCTTGATAGAATTTTAGTGCGTCATCTACTCTATCTTCGAGCTGCTCAGGGTCAACATTAATATCGATCACAGGAGCGCCGAGTCTTCTGAGGCAATAATCTACCAATTGTTGTCGTGAAGCTGGGTTTGCCATCGTTGATCCTTTTTACGTTATGTGGTATATTTATAATTCAAAGGAGTGCTTTATGCAATTTGAGTTCAAATCAGATACTGGCGAGACCATAAAAACCATTGTCACAACGGAGTGGAACGATAAACTCGAAGAGTTTTATACAATGGCCTATGAAGAAAAGGGTAAGAAACTTAAATATCTGACAGATAAAAAGCAGTACCAGCCAGATGTTATTGCACAGAAAAACAATGACTATTATTTTTATACGGAGATAGATGGTCGAGTATTGTCAGCTCATGTTGTTGATAGATTTGAAGGTATGCCTGATAATTGGATAAGAGTATTCTCTAAATTGTATAATCTGAAGGAATTCACAACGCATCCGGATCACTATAAGATTAGAGCAATAGATTTTAGTTTGTTTGCAAAGCTAAGTGACAATATATTAATTACACAAAACATTACTGATACAGGTGCAATTACATTTGATAATTACAGTAAGACATATAAAAGATATAAGCGACTTTGTAAATACTTTCAACCCATGGTTCCAGACTTGACCTTTCGTTTTGATTTTAATGATATAGCTTACATAAACAAAACACCTCAAGTTGTAATATATGCTTCGAAACAACAGCAAGCAATAGAGTGGTTGAAGGAGTTTGTAGTTCATGAAGATTAAAGGCTTGTCATATGGCTTCCACGATGCCGCTGTTGCTGTGTTTGAAGATACAAAATGCATCTTTGCATCATCTGCGGAACGATATACGAAGGTAAAGAACGATCCAATTCTTCCGGATTACTTAAAAAAACTTTCGGCAGACCAATCTGTTTATTATGAAGATCACTTTAAGAAAGATGATAGACTTAAACAGTTCAACATTCCATTTGTTAATGATGTTGATGAGGTATTACATCAAGAGCATCATTGGTCTCATGCAGCTGCTGGATACTTCACAAGGCCCTTTCAAGAAGAGCCTGTATGTGTTGTCATCGATGCAGTTGGTGAATGGGATACTACATCTATATGGTATAAAGGTGTTAAGGTGCATAGTTGGGATTATCCAAGGTCACTTGGTCTTATCTACTCAGCGATAACACAATACATTGGTCTAAAGCCAATGGAAGATGAATATATTACTATGGGCTTAGCTGCCTACGGAGAACCAATTTATGATATGTCCCCATTGCTTGATATCAATTGTCAATACGTCCTTCCCCCTGATATCTTCCCTGCTAATGCTAGACGTGAAGATCTTGCTGCAAGCGTTCAATACTTCACTGAAAAGCAGATTCGTAAGATAATGCAGTTAGCTAGAACATTCTCCAATCATTTAGTATATGGAGGTGGTGTAGCTTTGAATTGTGTAGCCAATAGTATGATTTATAAGATGTTTGACAATGTACACATCTTTCCTAATCCAGGAGATGCGGGTTCTGCTTTTGGTTGTGCAGCAGCATTGATAAACAAAACTGTTGACTGGTCACCGTATATGGGCTATGATATAAAAACAAATACGAACCCTAAGGAAGTTGTAAATGAACTTTTGGAAAGATCCGTTGTCGGAGTCGCTAATGGTAAGGCTGAGTTTGGGCCTCGTGCTCTTGGTAACCGCTCCCTTCTGGCTGACCCTCGCCTTGATATTAAAGATACGATTAATGATATCAAAAGACGACAAAGATTCAGACCCTTTGCACCAGCTATCCTTTCTGAGTACGCCCAAGAATACTTCAAAGGACCAATGAACCAATACATGCAGTTTGTTGCAAAAGCGAAGCATGATTATGCTAGCGTGACACATGTTGATGGGACAGCAAGGGTACAAGTTGTAGAGCCAGAATGTGAATCTGTGCTTCGACCAATTTTAGAAGAGTGGTATGATAGGACTGGATGTCCAATTTTGCTGAATACTTCGCTAAATATAAAGGGCCAACCAATGGTCAATGATGAACAAGATGTACGTAAATTTGAACGTAAGTATGGAGTAAGAGTACTATGAAGCACGTAGTATGTATGCGGTGGGGGGATGTTTATTCAGATGAATACGTCACTAACCTTAAAGAACAGTTGGATCAACATCTAACTGTCGATTATCAGTTTCACGAATTCACAGATGAAGATATCCCAGACAATGGTTGGGATGAAGTCTCACGTTTCTTCCAAGACATTAGAGATCCAAGACATTACTCATTTGATGATATGAGAGATTCTGGTGGTTTGTCTCATTTTAAGAAGATTCAACTATTTGGCACTAATTTTGGTCTCGAAGGGGATATTGTTTATATGGATCTAGATGTTAAGATTCAGAATAATATTGATTGGCTTTTTGATCTAGATTCCTCCAAGCCTTGGGCTATTAAGAATCATTGGTTTGCAGGAGAAAGATTCCGTAAGAACTTTGCTATCCACAGATCCCCTATGATTAATACCAGTGTGGTTAAGTGGAGAGATGATCAAATGAAACCTGTTTATGAATTTGTAGAGTCAAATCTAGATAAGGTAATGTTTACATACAATGCAATTGATAACTTTCTTCAAGATCAGTTCTGTGGTTTTCATAACGGCAAATCTCATTTATTCAACTTTTATGATAAAGGTAAAATGGTCAACTTTAATGAAGTGACCGAAGAAGAAATTGGAGAGGCTGATATTGTCACTTATCCAGGTATGCCTATCTGGGTTAAAGAAGAGCACGTTTTAGGAGGTCAACCCAATGTTTAATTATACACCTGAAGTAGCTAAAGATTGGCAATCAGCTTTTAATCGTATTCAAAATGAAATGCCATGGCGTAGTAAGGACTGGATGACAAGTATTGGTCCAGATCAATTACGTTCCAAAAGATGGATTATTGATGCGCTTACTCAGTTACAAGAGCGCGAAGAAATTAAAGCACCAACAGAAAATGATTGGGTGGCGCAAATTGCTTCATGGAATAATCCATTCTTATCTCAAATGTTAATTGAGTATGGTTATGAAAATATGGTTTGTATGGATATGGATCCAGATGCTAAACTTATTCATAATGCTGCAAATAAAAGATTACGACAGGCATATTCAATTGAATACAAGACAAGAGATATTGTCTTTGAGAAGCCTGATTGGTCACAGTTTAATCTAATTATTAATACCTCTTGCGAGCATATGATGCCAATGAGAGATGTATTTAAAAACAGAACCATTCTACCAGAAACTGTTTTTGTTTTTCAAGGCTCAAATTTATACAGTGAAAAAGGACATATCATGTGTGTTGATTATGTAGAGCAACTTATTGACTCGACAGGATTGACTAACGTGTTATATGCAAATGAATTAGATCTTAGTAGACAAAAACGATTCATGGTTATTGGTACATATGACTAATTATGTCGAACAGGCCAATAAGATTGCAGAGGAGTTTCCAGGCTTCTATTTAAAACTAAACCTACAGTTACCGGAAGAATCTATAAATGAAGTCCAAGATGTATTCAATGAAGACTTTTTTGTCAAACACCGCGGAAAGAATCATACTGGTTGGATGTCTGCCACTATTCATGGTCTTGATGGCGATTGGTATAAGACGATGTCTGGCAAACAATACGGTTACACTGGAGACTCTGATCCATCAATCAATTGGACTTGGACCGAGATCGCAGAATACTGTCCAGAAACAGTCAGATGGTTAAAGGAAGAATTTCCTTCTGATACCTTTAGACGGGTAAGGTTTATGCTACTTGAACCAGGTGGCTATATTTTAGATCATAGTGATTATAACCCTAGGAATGGGCCTCCTTCGAAAGGTCCTATCATGAATGCATTCAACTGTTGTATTACACAACCAGATGATTGTGCATTAGTTAATACAAAGTCAGAAATTAGTGTACCTTTTAACCCTTTAGATGTATACTGCTTTAATAACAATGTAAACCATCATGCTTACAATAATAGTGAAGAAAATCGTTTTCACTTAATTGTTCATAATCATGAATATAGAGATGATTTCTTTAAACTGTTTATAGAAAGTTTTGAACAAAATTATGACGGCCATATTTACGAGTGAAGACTATGCTATTGGTGGTTCTCCTAAGATCCAATCCAATACTGTTGCCTTAGGTTTTATCAATTATGATGACATCGAGAAGATTGATGATCTACTATGTCGGCATGCTGTACAATCACATACTGAGAATACCATTATCAATTTAAATAATCGTAGAGTTGATTATATTGGTTTCCATAATCAACCTGATGATGTTATCGATGCTGCTTACAAAGTTGGATATAAAGCTGTCATTGTCTGTGATGTTGGTACATTTATCAACAGTCAGCCCTTAATAACAATGTTAAAGTCAATCGATGAAGGATATGCATTGATTGGTCATATCCTTGATAAGCAAGGCCAATATTATCAAGTACACAATCAATGTTTTGTTCTTGACTTAGAAGCATGGGAACAAGCTGGACGTCCTAGATGGGATGATAGGGACAGTGGGCCATTACAGAAGATTATTAGGAGTGGGGAAAACTTTCATGATGATTACACACCTAAAGAATTAGTTAAAGGAAGTGGTAGTGTGGATTGCTTCAATCCAGCAAACGGTTCAAAGATTATCTCTCAGCTAGTCAAGAACGATTATAAGGTTCGTCCCTTTGACGAAAGTGAAAGAAACGGAAAATACTTTCTATATCATAATGACGAATGGAAAGCAAATTTACGGATCAATGATTATCATGAGAAAAATTTCTATCCAACTTATGGATACCTTTATGCAGTGGAAACTGAGAAGACTCCTAAGTTTAAGATTGACGATGTAATTACTTCTTATGTTGGTATATGTGCCTCTCTACATCCTTTGAAAATGATTAGACACTTTGAACTAGATAATCTACGCCAGATGGTAATGTATGATATTAGTACAGCTGCCGTAATGTTCTATCAAGGGTTAGAAGCATGGGATGGCGAAGATTATCTTTCTGTTATTAAGAGTTCTGATGCAATTATTGGAACTAGAACAGATGAAGAAATCACAAAGTATTTTGAGGACACTGTTAAATTCTGTCAACCTTGGGACTTTGTGATGGACATTTTTCATGATACACACAAGATGTATGAGCTTGGTAATTTAATGAGTGATAAGATTCAACGTCAGATTATGCATAAACATAACAAGTCAGATAATGTTCTTTTCCATGTGAGTAATATCTTCAACTACGAGATTACAAATCATGATGTGTCAATCTACTATAGATACTTTGCATGGTTGAATCTATTGTTTTATGCTAAGAAGTATACCAATAGAACTCACTTTGTTGGGTCAAATATCTTCGGCAGTTCATATGTAAATACTGATGATCTAGACTTACAGAAATGTTTAGACTATGTAGACGAGATTACTTTCACCCCATGGCAAGAAGCTCAGAAAGAAAAGTTTAAGGAGAGTATTGTTCTCAGATATGAGAAGAATATGAATGTGTCAATATGATAAAAAGATTTATTAATCGTATACGTTTGAAATGGAATATGTACAAAATCAAACGTAGCAAGAAAAAGTATAACGATAAATTTACATATCATGGTTAAGCATATCTTATCAAATGGTTGTAGTTTTACATCTGGTGGTCTGAGAGAAACAGGCGACAGATATGATGTTGCATGGCCGGCTGTGTTAGCTGAAAATATGAAATGTAAAGTTACTAATATTGCAACGTCAGGGGCAGGTAACACAAGGATTTATGATCTAACCATCAAAGAGATATCAGAGAACCCAGGTAAATATGATCTCGTTGTTATAATGTGGACAGAGGCTACTAGACTTGATATTCCTGCTTTTGTTATTGATACTACGAATGGTGAAGGTATGGGTTATATCAGTTGTGATCCATATAGGACAGCTTTTGAAGGAATGTTTGATTTTAAAACAAATAAGCTAAAACATATCAATGAAATTAATGATGTCAGAGATTGGCAATATAAGATGCATCAGTTAGCTGAATTTTGTTCTTATATGAATGATATAGATAACTATGAATACAAGTATATTGGTAGACAAAAGAGAGAATCAATATACAATAAACACCTAATGACCGAATGGACAAAAATTATAGGACTACAGAGCTTCTTAAAGTCACAAAACATTCCATTCGTTTTTGCACAAGGTACATCGATGCTTCCTTCTAATATCATGTTGAATATTGGATATCAAGATGTTCAGGAAATGATCGGTCAATTTATGATAGAAAATCCCATTGTTGATTTGGTTGATACAAATAACTGGGTCAATTGGTATCCATGTAGAGCCTTAGGTGGTTGGGATTATACACATAAACTGCAAGACTTTGATCTAAATGAGTCTGCAGATGATTCCCATCCTAATATTGATGGTAATCGCATGATTGCTGATGACTTTCAGAATGCTTTCGAGAGAATATATGGAACTTGAAGAAGAGACAAAGGTTAAGTGGTTTTGCCCTGAACCGTTTGCTGCTATTACAACTGATACAACTGGATTATATAAGCCATGTTGTGCAACGGTTGGTATGGATGGATACGGGTGCTCTGTTTCATCACATACACCTATCGAGGCTATGAATTCAGATGCAGCAAAAACTTTACGAAAAGCGTTTATAGAAGACGATAAAAAAACATTAGAGAAAACTTGTAAGACCTGTATGGTCCAAGAAGAAGGTGGTATTCGTTCCCATAGACAATACTACAATGAGAGGTATACAAAAACACAAGGAGATGAACCGCCAGAATTTGGTCACCATATGTTTAAGCTAGTTGATTTGGTTGAGAAGGTCAAGAAGGACCCTGAAGCTGATATTGACCCTGAGTATTTTCATACGATGGAGCATACCGCAGGAGGTGGTAATTACTGTAATCTAAAATGCGCAATGTGTACAGCTAGTTCTAGCAGCTCCTTTGCTAAGGAATCATATGATCTCAATGAAGTATTTGGAATTGCTCATAAACAAAGATTTGGTAAACATAAGTTTACACCGCTGGTATTAGATAAAACAAACAAAGAAATTAAAGAAAGAATTCTTCCTAATCTTAGCGAGATAAAATTGACAGGTGGTGAGCCTTTAGCTATTCCATATAACTACGACTTGCTTAAACATTCTGTCTACAGTGGGTACTCAGAAAATCAAACACTACGAATTATTACTAATGGTACTATGACCCCAAAGCACCATGGTATTGATATCTTTGATATTATTCCGCGATTTAATAAAGTTATCATAAATGTTTCTATCGAGGCTTGGGGTAGTAGAAATGATTATATACGTTATCCAAGTGATTGGAAAACTATTCTCAAGAATGCAATGAGTTTAGCAAGATTTGAAAACTGTACTGTTACGTTTGTATCAACCATCAATGCATTGAACATTGGGTATCTTAATGAGATAATTCAGTACAATCCTGACACATTACTCAAGCCAGTTGCTGTCTCCTATGTGATAGATGGTCATCCAACAGGTATGAACATATCTGCTATTCCAGACGACATTAAAGAACAATATATAGATAAAATCTACAGTCTACCATTAGATGTTTCTAAGATGCTTCAACCTCACGTAGAGATGCTTGAGAATAAAGAGCACTCACCATTAGAGATGAATACCCTGTTGACTAGAATGGTAGAACGTGATAGAATAAGGAATACTAACCTTTTAGAACTCTGGCCAGAATGGACCCCATATTATGAAGATTTTCTGCGTACGCATCGGTGATAAGTATGGACCTCAATATGAGAAGTACCTAGAAGAGAAGCTACCTGAATATGATTTTCATTGGATCCGTACACCATATGATAGACGTGTGCAATTACAATGGAACAAGATGGCCATTATGAACATGGATATCGATGAGCCTGTATGTGTGATGGATATCGATGTTCTACTTATTAATAACTATAGGGAAGTGTTTGAGTATCCAATTAAACGTGGACAGTTCTTAGCTATGCCTGGTTGGTGGCGTGATAATGATTACCATGAATTCAAGATTAATGGTGGCTTTCAGAAATATTATCCAACAGACATGAAATATGTATATGACAAGTTTATGCAAGATCCGTTACATTGGCAACGATACTATATCGAAGAAGGATATACGACAGGTCCAGTGAATGGTGAACAATATTTTGTTGAGAGTAGTGCTAGAGAGAATCTAGAAGTTGACACATTGCCAGAGGCATGGTTCTGTCGTATGCTTAGTGATAAAACATATGATGAAGAGCCGTACTACTATACGGAATGGCTCGCAAAGAAAAACCAGAAGTACTGTGACTTAACTGGTAATGACTTCATGTTCTTAGATGGGGAATTCCATGAGGATATTAAGTTTGCGCATTTCACACATAGTCTTAATAAACCTCATGAATGGAAATATTACTCAGAATTCTCTTCTTGAGTTTCTCCTAGCAACATTGGGGCAGCAGCTGCTAGCACTTCAAGTGTAGATTGTGCTTTACGGATCTTTGACTTTGCAACCTTGTCTTGACTGCCACGAACCTTTTCTTGTTCAAAGATTTGAATCTTCATAGCAAACAAATCTTCTTTTGAAACAGTCTTAGTAAGAACTTCCATAATATCTTGATCTTTGTAGACTGTCTTGATACGGCCACCCGCACTACCTTTGTTTTTACTGATCCAGCTTTCTTTATTATCTAACTTATGCCGAAGATCATTGATCTCTTCTTGTAGTACGTTATAATTTTCTACTTTTTGTTGCCAGTCACGCTTTTCTTTATTAGCTGCTTCATGTTTACGTTGAAGATCTTCAAGAGTAGTCCATTTCATCAATTGAACATAATCCTCATCTTCTGGATTATCCATATGTACAATGAATCCCTCAATGTGATTTTCGGGACGTTGAAATCTAACTTCTACGATTGTTTGATTATCGTCTACAAATAGAGTTTCAATAGGGGTTTCGTTCTTAGGTAGAACTGCCATGATATATGTTCCTCATTATAAAATTATCATAGTTTAATAACGTAAAATGTAATAGTTTCTGTTGTGGTCAAGCCACCAGTTGGGAAATTACGGGATCTATAATCGTTACCATTAATAAACTGATTGTATTGTGTTGTACCAGATCTTTGTGTATCGATGGTAGCACCTCTAGAATTTACAGTTTCATATCCTGAAGGTGCTGATGTTGACCAAGCATATCTAATACCTGCAGAAGATTGTACAGCTTGATATCTTACAAACTCTTGAAGTAAGGATTGGAAACTTGCATCTGCTAAGGGCTGAATTCTATTATTTGTTGAATCCCATCCAGCTGGAGCTGTGAAACCAGCTGATGTCCCTGCTGCATA